GGACCCGCCACATCGGCATCGCCTTGCAGCTCCAAGAGAAAGCCCTCGCGGAGCTCAAGAATTTGCCGGACGGGTCCATGACGCCAAAGGACATTATCCAGTTCCTCGACAAGGCCACAGAGCTTGAGCGGGATAACCGGATGGAGGAGGCGGGCGTCACGGCCGGAGGCAAGACGGCGGAGGAGCAGGAGGAGACCACGCTCTCCCTCGCCGATGAAATCGCGGCCGCATACGAGAACCGGAAACGAGGAGAACAGACATGATGACCCAAGAGGCTATCCTGTACTACGCAGACCACCCGGCTGATTTTGTCGAGGACCTGCTCCACGTTACGCCGGACAAGAACCAGCGCGCTATCCTGAACTCCGTGGCGCAGAACCAGATGACGAGCGTCCGCAGCGGCCACGGCATCGGCAAGAGCGCGGTCGAGGCGTGGACCGTTATTTGGTTCATGTCAACCCGGCCATTCCCCAAAATCCCTTGCACGGCCCCGACGCAGCATCAGCTATTCGATATTCTGTGGGCGGAGATAAGCAAGTGGCTGCGCAACAACAAAGCCCTCGAGCGGGAACTCATGTGGACAAAAGAAAAGGTCTACATGAAGCAGTACCCCGAGGAGTGGTTCGCAGTAGCTCGAACGGCCAGCAAGCCGGACGCACTGCAAGGATTCCACGCTGACGACATCCTCTACATCATCGACGAGGCCAGCGGCGTGGACGATAAGGTTTTTGAGCCGGTACTGGGCGCGCTTTCGACGCCCGGAGCGCGGTTGCTCATGTGCGGAAACCCGACGCAGTTGTCGGGCTTTTTTTATGACAGCCACCACAAGAACCGAGGCAGCTACACCACGTTCCATGTGGACGGTCGAAACAGCAGCCGCGTCTCGGATGACTTCGTTAAAACCATCATCCAGATGTACGGCGAGGATTCCGACGTTTTTCGCGTCCGCGTGGCCGGAGAGTTCCCCCGGCAGGAAAACGATGTTTTCATCCCCCTGCCGCTCGTCGAAAAATCCATTATGACCGAGTGGACAGAACCGGAAAAGCCCGCCCGCATCGACATCGGCTGCGACGTTGCCCGCTACGGCGACGACCGCACCGTCATCGGCTACAAGGTGGACGAAAAGGCCATGTTCTACAAGCGCAAGAGCGGGCAGGACCTTATGCAGACGGCCGACGACATTATGGAGCTCGGCCTAAAGCTCATGGCAAAGTACAGGTTCGATAAGGCCATCCCCATCAAGATAGACGACAGCGGCCTCGGCGGCGGCGTCACGGACCGCCTCAAGCGCGTCAAGCGCGAGCAGCCGGAACGGTTCTGGTGGATGGATATTATCCCGGTCTACTTCGGCCAGCGCATCCGCCATGATTTTTACTACGACACCACCACCTACATGATGAGCGTCGTGAAGAACCTGCTTGCACCGCAGACGCCGGAGGGCGTACAGAAGCCCGTCCAGCTCATCCTCCCGAACGATAACGACCTCGTCGGCCAGCTTTCCACACGAAAGTATTCCATGACCGACGACGCCAAAATCCGCGTGGAGAGCAAGGACGCCATGAAGAAGCGCGGGATGCACTCGCCCGACGAGGCCGACTGCATCCTCTTGCTGTGCCTGCCGGTCAAACCCAAGAGGAGAGGAGACGTTAAGAAGTGAGCGACAAGAAGCAGTCCGCCCAGCAGCGGGTAAGCGTCCACATCGTCAAGGCGGACGACCCGGAGCAGCGCGGCGGGATGAAGCCTATCGCCAAAGCAGATGGCTCCCTGCAAATCTCGCCGGAGGAGGCGTACACCGCAGGTATTTGGACAAAGCCACCGTTCGACCTCCGAGGGCTTTCCCGCATGGTGGACGAAAGCACTATCCTCCCTCAGTGCATCCGGGCCTACAAGTCCAATATCGCCGGATTTGGCATTGACATCCGGTACAAAGACGACTTTGCCGACGCCGACGAAACCCCGGAGATGAAAGCGGAGTGGGACCACGCCAAAGAGGTCGTCGATATGCTCAACATGGAACAGGAGAGCAACGAGCTTTTCGAGGATATTGTGGAGGCCCGCGAAACCTACGGCTGCGCTTACGCCGAGGTCATCCGTGACATGGATGGGAACGTCACGCAGCTCGAGTTCATCGAGGACACCCCCAGCGTGGAAAAGAGCCGGAGGCTGGACCCGCGCGTCGAGGTGGAGTATTTCCACCGGGACCATACCGAGACCCGCATGAGAAAGTTCCGCAAGTACAAGCAGACCGTCAACGGCAAGACGGTCTACTACAAAGAGTTCGGAGACCCGCGAATCATGGACCCGACGAGCGGCGAGTACGTTGACGAGCTCGAGTTCAAGAGCCGCGCCAACGAGATAATCGAGTTCGCCATCGGAACGGCCACCTACGGCAAGGTCCGGTGGGTGGGCTCGATTTTGACCGTAGACGGAGCCCGGAGAGCGGAGAACCTCAACAATAACTACTTCCTAAATGGCCGCCACACGCCGTTGCTGATTATGGTGAAAGGCGGCAGCCTGACGGACGAGAGTTTCAACAAGCTCAAGGAGTACATGAACGGCATCCGAGGCGAGGCGGGCCAGCACAGTTTCATGGTACTGGAAACGGAGGCAGCGGACAACCGTACCGGGTTCAATACCGAGAACCGGCCGGAGGTCGAGGTCAAGGACCTTGCCGCCATCCTGCAAAAGGACGAGCTTTTCCAAGACTACCTCGAGAACAACCGGCGCAAGGTGCAGAGTGCGTTCCAGCTCCCGGACCTCTACACCGGCTACACAACGGACTTCAACCGCGCGACCGCACAGACGGCTATGGAAGTGACCGAAAAGCAGGTATTCCAGCCGGAGCGGCGGCGTCTGGCATGGGCCATCAACAACCGGCTGCTCAACTGCTACCAGTTCAAGTACGTCGAGGTGTTCTTCCGCGCGCCGGATGTTTCCAACCCCGACGACCTGTACAAACTGCTGACCGTCTGCAACAACGCGGGCGGCCTCACCCCGAACAAGGCAAAGAGCGTCCTGTACAAGGCTCTCGGTGAGACCTCCGAGGACTTCCCCGAGGAATGGGGCGACATCCCACTCGCGTTCACGAATGCGCAGCAGCGGGCGGCAGCCGCAGCAATGGTAGGAAATAGCCCCAGCGTGGCGCAGAATGGCAGTTCTTCCACCGGCAAGGAAAACACACAGCCGGAGGGAAAGACAGCGCAGAACGCCCCGCAGGGTACGCCCAGCGTAGAGGAGCAGCTCGAGGGCCAGATTCAGAAAGCGGCAGACGCCAATGAGACGGAGCTCGTCGCCGTGATGAAAGAGGTTCGCCGCCTGCTGGTTGATATGAAACAGGAGGAGGGCGACGCGGAGTGAAGTGCTTACGCTGCGGTCCCTTAATCAAGGCCATCGACGCCTACCTCGCCAAAGCAGAGAACGACCTGTACGAGCAGCTCACGATGGAGGGCTACCTCAAGGCAAAAGAGAGCCTTGACACCGTGGACGAAATCGAGGAGGTCGTGACGAAGCTCCTCGAGGACAACGCCGACGACCTGCTCAAGGAGCTGGCCGACACCATCGACCTCGAGACGTTCTTCAAGGACAACTGGCCCAAGTTCAAGAAAAAGAGCAAGCTGGCGCAGGACCTTTTCGACGTTTTCCACAAGCAGCTTTCCACCATCATGCCGACGTATGTTGAAGCCTACGTCCAGAAAACGGACGCGGAGCTCACCGTCACGCAGCTTACCAAGAGGACGACCGACTGGATAAGCTCGTGGAGCAGCGACCTCGCCGACATTATGAAGCTGGACACCGAGACCGAAATCGAGGCGGTCCTGAAAAAAGGCCTCGACGACGGCAAGGGCATCAACGACGTTGCAAACCTCATTGCAGACAGCGGCATACGCTCCCCGGGCTACCGCGCGCGGAGCGTGGCCCTGACGGAGGTGCTCCGGGCGCACGGCTACGCGCAACTCGAGAGCTACATCCAGAGCCCCGCAGTCGAGGAGAAGATGTGGAAACACACCGGAGCCTACCGGAACGACCCGAGGCAGAATCATGTGGACATGGACGGCGTCCGCGTTCTCAAAGACCAGCCGTTCACCCTGATTGGAGCCGACGGGAACACCTATTACCCCATGACCCCGAGAGACATTTGCCTCCCACCGAAAGAGAGCGTCAACTGCCATTGCCTTTTGCAGCCGGTCGTGAGCGAGGAGGTGCTCGGCCTCTCCCTTGAGGAGCGGCAGGCACTCCAAGCGCAGGCCATCGCGGACGACGACGGTGAGTGGGAGAAAGAACTCGACGCGCAGAACAAGGCGCGCGCAGGCATCAACGAGGAGGACTACACATGAGCTGGAAAACGCTTGACTGCATTGTGTCGGCAATCATTTGCCGACTTTTCAAGCCTAAGTACCATGTGGAGCGGGTCGAGAGATACCAGCTCCCCGGGAGACTGCGCATCGTCAAGTGGTGCGCAGCACCGGCAGACGCACCGGAGGACGAGCTCCGGCGCATTTTCTCCATCGTAGACGAGCCTCAGTGCGATGATATGGTCGTTTGGTTCTATTCATCGCTTGAGGATATAGGCCGCAAGCCCTTTGACGTTGCGCTCCTTGAGCGCACTGGCAAGGACAAGCAGCCGACCATTAGACGCCCTACCTAGGGGCGTAGAGAGGAGGTGAGAAAAAGCATGAGCAAAATCGAGAAAGCATACGCCATCACAGATGCAAAAATTTCTTTCGTCAGCCTCGTAGACAAGGCGGCCAACAAGAAACAGTTTCTTATCACCAAGGCGGAGCATGGCTCCGCCTCTTTTGCTTCTTACGGCCGCATCGTCAACGCGGATGCTGACAGCCACTACATCACCGGCATTGTCTATGAGCCCCTCACCGAGGACGCCCACGGCAATTACATGACGGAGCAGGAAATCACCAAGGCCGCGTATTGGTTCGCCAAGAACGGCAATCAGGTGGACGTGCAGCACTCGTTCGAGCCGCTCGAAAAGGCGGCCGTCGTCGAGAGTTATGTCGCGCCGTGCGATATGAGCATCGGCGAGCAGGCCATCAAGAAAGGCACATGGATGATGACCGTCGAGGTGGATGACCCGGATATTTTCGAGAAAGTCCAGAAAGGCGAAATCACCGGCTTTTCCATGGGCGGCGTCGGCAAGTACAGCGACGAGGACGACCCGCTGCCCGATGACGGAGTGGCAAAGGCGGAGGAGCAGCCCGAAAAGGGTATGCGCGGCATCTTTAAGAAGATGGCCGCTGCCATCGGCTTTGATGTTGTCGAGAAAGGCGAAGTTGCCGACAACTACACCAAGCGCAGTCAGAGCGACAACTTCTGGACTGCGTTCTACGCGCTCAACGACGTTCTGTACAGGTACAACTGGGTGAATGACCGTTGGGAGTTCGCGTCGGACGAGGAGACCATCCGCGACGCCCTGAACGACTTCAACAACATCGTCACCGAGCTGCTCACCAAAGGGCAGCCCGTTGCAAAATCGCTCGAGAGCTGCGCCGTCGTCAAGGCTGGCAAGGCCATGAGCAAGGCCAACCGCAGCACGTTGCAGTCCATCTACACCAACCTCGGGGAGTTCCTCGACAAATTCCCCGAAGAAGAACAGGAGGAAACCGAAGTGACCAAGAAAGAAATCGAAGATACCGTGGCGGCAGCCGTCGCCAAGGCACTGGAAACCCAGCAGAAGCCCGCGACCGACCCCGTCCAGAAAGCCGCAGAACCGGCAGCAGAGCCCGCAGCTCTGACCGCAGAGGATGTTGGCAAGATGGTCGAGGCGGCCGTCAAGAAAGCCCTCGGCCAGCAGGAGGAGCCTGAAAAGGCCCCGGAGCCGCTGACCGCAGAGAACGTGGCCGACGTCGTCGCAAAGGCTGTTGCAAAGGCTGTTGCACCCGTCCGCAAGGCCGCAGGCCTGCCGACCAACCTGAACGATGATGGCGACCCGGAGGAGGACCCCGTCCAGAAGTCCGAGCCGCATTATCTCGCTGGCATCCTGTAAGGAGGAACAAGCACCATGACTATGAGAAGCAACAAGGCAATCGTGAACGCTGCCGGTCAGACCATCACTACCGCCGGTCTGGCCGCAGGCGGCGCGCTGAACCCGGAGCAGGCGCAGAAGTTCATTCAGCAGACCTTTGAGGCAACTCCTTTGAGCGGCCTCGTCCGCCATGAGCTGCGCAAAGCAAAGACCGGCGAAATCGACAAGATTGGCGTCGGCCGCCGCCTGCTGCGCAAAAAGACCGAGAACACGGACGACGGTTATCGTTCCGGCGTCAAGCATGGCAAGCTGGAATACGCTTGCACCCCCGTCCGCCTGCCGTGGGAAATTACGGAGGAGACCCTGCGTGAAAACATCGAGGGCTCCAACTACGAGACCATCGTTACCAACCTGATGACCCGTCAGATTGGCTGCGACCGCGAGGACCTGTGCCTGAACGGCGACGAGAAGTTCGCCAAGGTCAAGGAGTTCAGCTCCTCCGCATCCTACACCGCAGGCGACCTCGTCGCGTATAACGACAAGGTCTACCAGTACACCGCTACCCACACCGCAGGCGCATTTGACGCAGGCGAGGCCACCGAGCTGGGTACTGTTGATGACGCCGACTTCCTCAAGGTGAACGACGGCTGGGTCAAGCAGTTCAAGGAGGGCGGCCATGTCGTCGATGTGTCCGGCATCAACTCCGGCGCGATGGTTCTGGACGTGTTCTACAAGGGCCTGCGCGCAGTCCCCGACAAGTTCAACAACGGCTCTCTGCGCTGGCTGATGTCCCCCCACCGCCGTCAGGAATGGGAGCGTTACATCCTTAATCAGGCAGTCACCGCAGGCGGCATTATCACCGACAAGCGCGTCGAGAACCCCGCCAGCGTCCCCGTCATCGAGGTCCCGGCCCTGCCCGATGACGTTATCATGCTGACCGACCCGAAGAACCTCGTGGTCGTCAACTCCTATGGCGTCGTCATCCGCAAGACCACGGAGGGTCCGGAGGCCATCTATCAGGACAAGCGTTTCTACGTCGTGCATTTCGACTTCGACACGCTGGTCGAGGAGCTGGACGCAACGGCCATTGTGACCGGTCTGGCATCCATCTGACAGGAGGCAGGACGCTATGCACCTTAGACTGATTAAGGGCCTGTCCTATGATGGCGTTGTGCGCGCCTCTGTGGCGCATCCTGACGTCTTTGTGGACGACCCCGAGAAATATGCCGCACTGCTGGAAAGCGGTTATTTCGAGGCTCTCCCTGACGCTCACACCGTCACCGGCCATCTGGACGCCGACTTCCTCGGCGAGATGGACGAGGAGCAGCTCAACAAGCTCGCCGACGAGATGGGCGTGGACACCACCGGCAAGGACAAGGCGGAGGTCGTCGCGGCCGTCGCCGAGGAGCCCGTGGAAGTCCCCGACATTTCCAAGATGAAGCTCGACGAGCTCAAGGAATTTGCCGAGGACAACGGCATCGACCTGACTGGCTGTACCACTAAGGCCAGCATTTTGCAGAAGATTCAGGAGTATGAGGCGGATGCAGCCGCAGCGGCCGCCATCATCAACCCGGAGGACTAATGGCCGAACGGCCGTGGGTCACGCCGGAGGCACTCAAAGAGTACACAGAATTTGAGGAAGTAAAGAACCGCGCCGACAGCAAGCTCAAAATTGACATTTCCCGGGCGGAGAGCTGGGTCATCGACTACTGCAACAACAGATTCGACGACCCAGAGAAATACCCCGAAATCCCGGAGAATGTCAAGACGGCGGTCCTCCTTATCGCGGAGGCATACGCCCACAATGCCGTTGAGCAGACCAAAGTCCGCCTCAAAAGCGAGACCTTTGACGACTACTCCTACACGGCAGAGAGCAGCATCATCGACGTCGGGAAACTGGGCGTGGAGAGCCTGCTGGACGATTACGTCGTCGTGCAGCCGCTCAACGGCGTCACGATGCGGTTAAGGAGCCTCTGAGCCAATGGCTATTGAGGACTTCTTTGACCATCATTGCAGTATCTACCACACCCAGCAGGAGAGCGCGAGCCCCGGCTACGGGCTCCCCGGCTCCCCCAAGTTCAAGTACCCCAAACAGCCGGACCTCGAAGAAGTCCCGTGCCATTTCGGAGTGCGTAGCGCGTCCATCCAAATCGCCCAGCAGCAACCGCAGAACGATATGGACAGCGACATAAAGCTCACGCTCCCGGCCGGAACGGACGTCAGGCTCAACGACAAAATCGTCAGCAGCGAAACAGGACTCGAGTACACCGCAGGTCAACCGCGAAACATCCGAGGGCATCACATGACGGTAAAGATATACCGCACGGCCCAGCAGAGGCCATTGTAATGGCGCAGGTGACATTCGACACGGTGGAACTCGAGAACTTCGTGAAGCGGCTCGGAACGGCCGCGCAGGGCGATTTTAAGCGGTCTTTGAACGGATTTTTACAGGGTCTCGGTATTGAGTTTCTTCGCATTCTGCAAGATGAAATTGTTCGCCGGAACGTGCTGGACTATCGGCTGCTGCTCCACAGTTTCCAAAAAGGCGACAAAGAGAACATCTGGACGCTCGACGAGAACGGCCTGACCCTTGAGGTCGGCACGAACGTCGAGTATGCCAAGTTCGTAAATGACGGCCACTGGACCAACCCGAAAGGAGTGGAGAGGCGTTTTGTTCCCGGACACTGGGAAAAGGCGAACGGAAAGGACCGCTTTATCTACACCCCGGGCGAAAAGACCGGGATGGTCCTAAAAATGAAATGGGTGGAGGGCTCCCATTACTGGGAAAGCTCCATCAAAATCCTCGAAAAGCTCTACCCGGAGCTGCTTGAAAAGAAGCTGCAAGGCTGGCTGGACGAGTATTTCAAGGATTTTTTGTGAGGTGAAACCTATGGCTGCCTTAGAGCAGGAAATCGCAAGCGTTATCCGCTTTGTCTTAGACTCGGTTCCCGGGATTACGCCGTACTATTGGAGCATCCCGGAGGGATTTATCATCCCCTCTGTTTTCTTTCCGCAGCCGGAGCTTACACCACGCGGCGACACGTTGCTGTCTTATGCAGTGGAATATAACTTGTACATCAAGTTCTTTTCTGGCACCGACGAGGATGCGTATTCCAACGCGGCGACGGCACTCAACGCCCTCTGTGCAGCCCGTCTGCTGGTCCCGCTCATTGACGAGACAGGAGCAGCGGCAGGAGGCGGATTGCGGCTCAAGGACCCGGGAGGCGTAAAGAAAGTGGACACCGGCGTAGTTCAGTTTGCCTTAACGTGGGACAGCCGCCGCCCGTACAATGTAGCAAATTACCAGAAAGTGATGAACTACAACCTCGACATCAAAATGGGCAAGGAAAAAACTGAATAACAGGAGGTATCTGCATGGCAGAAAAGAACGCAAGCGCAGCGGAAAAGCCTGCGCAGAAGTTCCCTATTGAGCGTCTGGCAAGTGCTTGCCGGACGCTTTTTAACGTATCAGCCAGCACGTTCGCAGGCGCAACGGC